CCAAGATCTTCCATTAAGACACCATCTGTGCCCATTACCGCCAATAGGGGGTCTAACCGGGCCCCTAGGAGTGATGCCTATGTCGTTCACCGATCCGCAGACCGTCACAATCTCGGCAGTCACGACGCCTCTCCCACGCACTAGCGTGGAGGAGAACGGAAGTGAGTACACGAGTGCGGACGGTCTCATCAAGCTGACCGCCAGCCATGACTATGGCAGGCGGGCCAGAAGGATGCTGCGAATCGACACTTCCAAGATGGCTCCGGACCCGTTCCGGCCAGTGGAGAACGTCAAAGTGTCCATGTCATGTTACATGGTCTTTGACCTCCCCTTGGCCGGTTACACGGCGACGGAAGCCTTGGCGGTGTACACTGGGTTTAAGACCCAGTACTCCGCCGGCTCGGACGCCCTGATCGTGAAGTTGTTGGGAGGCGAGTCCTAACGGACAAGTCCCCCCTTCAACCCGTGACCAGGACGGGGCGGTCAAAACGGCATGATGATGGTACTCCGATCACGAAGAAAGTCCTCGTGATCGTTGTGGCCATCGTCAATGTCGTTTGTCTGCTCAGTGACCAACTGCTCTTCGGTCCATCTTGTGGACCGTAGGCCAGCTGGAGTGAACTCGATACGTGTGGGTGTGACTTTTGATGGAAGTCGCTATCGCGACTTGAACATCATTCAAGTCACAATTCACGTTGGTGCAAACCATCGTGAATCGGAACACGTAGCTTTTCAGCGGTTCCTGCAGGCGTTGTATGACCTGCGGGAAGCCACTGTTCCGCTGCGTGACCACCATCGTATCTAGTCTAGGCGACGTAGGCTAGGGATGATACACCTTCTGAATAAGGAGGGATCATGAAAAGCCTGACGTCACTCTGGTCCTGCACAGCTCAAGAAATGGCTGTGCGATGTCGCACTAGCGCCACTAACGACATAAAAACTGTCGTTAGTCGGGCTGAACACGAGGGGCTATCGTTTTTGGCGATAACCCTGGCGGACTTTGGTAAAGCTACCCAAAAGTGGCTAGACCAAGGTCACGTCGTCCCTTGGGACGTTCCTGCTTTTAAGCAGAATCGTCTTACTGGTCTCCCCCTATTTCTAGGAGGTTTCCTTGGACGTGTGTTCGACCCTTGTAGTGGCACGTTGCTTGATAATCCAGACATCGAAGCAATCTATGCTATCCGTCAGCTAACGCTGATGTTTAGCAAGATAGCCCTTCCGAGGATTGCCAGTAATGGTGATCCTATGGTGGTTAAATACCGCCATCGCGAAAGGCTAGCGATGTCTGAGTTTGTCAAGTGTGAGCAGGATGTTCGGAGAGCTGACTCTCTTCTGGATCCGTCCTACAAGGCGGATTTTAGGAGAATGTCTAGCTTGCTTTTTAACGATGTCTTTGCAAAAATGGACAGAGATGTCCATTTTGCTAGGCTCGTTCCTAAGCATGGGCCAGGCGCTGTCGCAGATCGTCTTAGTAGTAATGCTAAGTACAATCTGCGAACCTGGACCACTCGACTCGAAAGGCTAATGCCTGCCGAGGAATTCCTTATCCCTAATCTTTCCTTTCGGAAGGATTTGGATAGGAATTTGAACATCCTCGAACCCGGCGCTGAGACTCCCGTAAGGGTAGTCTCAGTGCCTAAAACGCTCAAAACCCCAAGAATCATTGCGATGGAACCTACTGCAATGCAATATGTGCAGCAGGCTCTCCGTCACAGTCTTCTTGACGCGTTCAGAGAGGATGGTTTCCTCTCCCGCGTGATTGGTTTCAACGACCAGGAGCCTAATAGGCAAATGGCGTTGAGAGGATCGCTCAGCGGCGACCTCGCTACACTCGATATGAGTGAAGCTTCCGATAGGGTTTCGAATCAGCTCGTACGCGAAATGCTCGCCGACTTCCCAGAATTGCTATGGGCGGTCGATGCGTGCAGATCGCGGAAGGCTGATGTGCCTGGTCATGGCGTAATACGCCTGGCCAAGTTCGCGCCTATGGGTTCAGCTCTCTGCTTTCCTTTTGAGGCCATGGTCTTCCTGACCCTGATCCTCTTGGGAATAGAAAGGGAGCTCAACGCTCCGCTTTCTCGGAGGCAGGTTGTCAATCTGTTCTCCGAGCAGGTGCGTGTCTTCGGGGATGATCTAATTGTCCCCCGAGACTATGTGCTGTCCGTTGTTAACGAACTACATGTTTTTGGACATGTGGTTAACGTTAGCAAGTCTTACTGGACCGGAAGGTTCAGGGAGTCTTGCGGACGGGAGTACTATGACGGCCATGACGTTAGTATTGTCAAGGTTCGCCAGGTACTTCCGACACAACGGCAGGACGCGAGTGGGGTAAATGCTGCTTCTGAGCTCCGTAACCAGTTCTATTGGACTGGTTTGTGGCGCTCGGCTGCATGGATGGATATCTACTTGAAGGACCTCCTTCGGGAGTATCCGAATGTAGCTCCATCCTCCCCATTGGTGGGCAGGGAATCGGTACTGGGATATGAATTCCAGCGCCTTTCCCCTAATTGTCAAGGCCCTCTAACCAAGGGCTATTTCTTGACAACCAAGGCACCGTCTGATCCACTAGACGGGCCGGGTGCCCTCCTCAAGTGTCTCTTCCGATATCCCTGGTCCGGTTTCGGCCTTAATAAGCCGAAGCGGCAGCGACTAAGAATCGACATTGATGTTGCGAGCATCGATGATGAGCACTTGGAGCGTACTGGACGCCCCGAGCACGTCGACATCAAGCT